ATTAAGTATTGTTGCCGCAGATGTACTGACAATTGTCTTAGTTGTATTTACAAGTTTAGTAAAAGTGCTTGTAACTGTACTTGAGACAATAGCAATGACCGCAAAAAGATTAGCCGTAGCACTTCCATTAAGTACTACCTTATTGATTGCATAAGCGTTAAGAGACACACAAAGCCTCTTGTTTAGCTATTAACTAAACTGTGTTTTAAACGTAAATTGAATTGAATCACCGCTGCTCAGATTGATTGTCGAAAAGTCGCCTTTGACAAACAAATTGCCAGACGTAGACGCATCAAACAAACCGGCATTCGTAATGGCCAACGAACCACCAGCCGTGTTGACTCCAATCACTTGATAGGTGTCATCAGTTGTAGATGTCGTTTGTTGGGTACTTGTGCCGCTAGTTCGACTTCCATTCTCAGTGAACAAAGTTGTATCTGTTGCACCCGTAGTTCCTGCACCTGTTCCCCATGCAACATATTTGGGTTCAGTACCAGAGCCTTTGATCCGGTTAGTGACAATTGCTTTACCAGTGTTTACAAGGAGAGTAGCCATTTTTTAATGCTCCATAAAATTCGTTTAAAGGGATTCTTGTGCCAGTAACTAACAACACCTAAATGCTCAATCGATCCATCAGCACGGGTAATGACCGCACTGATCTGTGCTTCTTTAGCGTTTGAAGGAATGATCATTTGAGACATTGGGACTTTTCCTATTTTTAGGTTGGTGTGACGCTGTTTGTTGGCACAGACGCAGCCCCAATACCTACCGCATTTCTTGCCGTCACAGTGAACGTATAAGGCGTTCCTGTGGTCAGTCCAGTGACGATCAAAGGACTACCAACGCCTGTAGTGTTAAATCCACCCGGACTTGATGTTGCTTTGTAGTCAAGGATCACACTGCCGCCGTTGTTGCTGGGAGCCGAGAATGCAATGGCAGCGGCTTTAACACTTGGTATCGCAGTAGGCGTTAAAGGAGGATTTGGAACAACGATGTGCGCTGTTGGCTTTGATGTCCTATTACGCAAACGCAAAATATTGCGCCTTTCTGGTGGAGCATCTGGCTCTTGAAAGCGTCTGTCTTCACGCATGATTAGCTCAGTGTCACTACAAGAGTGATGTCATAAGTAGCACCTGAAATTTGACCCGCAGTAGTCAACAAGATGTCACCCGTACCACCCGTACTTTGTGGGTCACTCAGCATCCCCAAAGCACCGTACTCAACGTACCCGTTACCCACTGCTAGAACATCAATGATGTCATCTGTGTTGTGGTCCCAGTACAAACGAATCGATGTGAATCCTTGGATAGACCACTGGATCTCTTTAATGCTTGTCTTGGTAGGGATCAGGCCATCATCAGTCAAAAGATCAGTCAAGACAATTTTGGCAATTCCAGACTCACCCGTACCGTCAGAAATATTTGTTAAACGAACAATGGCGTAGCGTGGACCTTTACTCAAGTACCGCGTGTTTACAACATCTGCCATATCAAACTCCCATCTTGGAAATGTCTAAGACGATAAAAAATGAACCTACGCCTTTACACACAAAGTCGATCTCTCGCCCAACGATCCCACCTACCCATCCAAGATCAACTTTGCTTCTACCTTCCAGAGGCAAAACAAAAGGTTGATCACGGTAATTGAGCATCACCTTTAAACCTGTCTCCACCATAAAAACGATAGAGTCCAAACGAATGTTGGTTGGGTTGTTAGAGAGCTTTTGAGTGTCAATAATGTCAAACACACTATCGTCTTCACTCTTAATCGTGCCGGTCACTAACAACACACAATTCTTCCCGCCATCACTGACGATAGATGTTGTGATGCTGTCTTCAGTGGACTTGTGCAGGAGCTTGGTGTGCATAACATTGCCCCCCCAGCATTAGCCAGGGGGAACACTGGTTAAGTTGGATTGAGCATCAGGCCAGCCGTTGCTGCACCACCGACGTTATCCACATAACTGTTGGCCAAGAAGTTCGTATCGCCCCACTTGGTCGCACCAATGCAAGAACTGCCGGGGAAGATGGCTGAACCGTTTGGACTTGCCGTAGTGAACGACCCAACAGTGGTCATGTTCGTACTACCCTCATCCATCAAGTTCATGAACACACAGTTCTTAAACATCACATAAGCACTGATGCAGTTGTTGCCTGTACCCAAGATGTGCAGTGACGTTGCAGAAGAAGTTTTGATGTTGAACGTGCATCCATTGAACTGATTACGAGCTGTGCCGCCAGCCAATTCAATTGTCGAGTTCAGCACTGAACGAATCACAGTGTCAGAGCCAATGACGCAACCGTTAAAGGAGTTCTCACCCCCAGTAGTCACTGTCAATGCCCTAGCAGCAGTACCAGCAATAGCAGCAGCACTCAATGGGAAACCCAAAGCACAGTTGTTAAAGACGTTGTAGCTTCCACTGACTGTCACAGGGATTTCAGCAGCATTGCCTGTAGAGAATGAAGCCACCACAGAAATGTTTGAAAACAGGCAACCACTACCAGTAACGCTGACCAAGGTGTTCGCACCAAAGGTTGCCGCTGTGTACGTTCCTGTTGGATTGGAAATGCGAGCGCGGCTGCTAATGCCCGGCGCAGCAATGCCCACCAAGTGTGTAGCACTCTTACTCCAAACCAATGTACCTACAGTCGCTGTTGGGTCATTTATCTGTGCGCTGGCAAGAGACAAACGTGCCGTACCTGTTGCCAGACCATTGCTGATCAAGAACACAACGTCATTGTTGCCATCTTCACACGCGGAATGAGCGCGATACAAGGTCTGAAATGGACGCTCTGTATCTGTTCCACGGTTGCCGTCAGAACCATTGACGGGATCGACAAAGTAAAAGTTACCAGTAAACGGTGAGGTCATACCGGGCAAAACCGGAACGCCGAAAGAAGTAATTCCATTGGGGAAATTAGTAAGAGGCATAACATACTCCAATAATAGGAATCCTAAGACCCACGGGAATCCCACCCGTGCTTACCCATTGATAAAGGAACAACTATCTTATTTAACGCTTCTGTTTAGAAGGCGCTGGTGGAACTGAAGGCTTGGGACGCTTGCCCCGTGCTTCTGAAATTGGATAACTCATTTTATTCTCCCATATAGGAAAAGCAATCAGCAACTGCGCTTGCGCTTACGATCACCCATACCTTTTTTCTTAGGTTCAGGCATTGGCTTTTTAGTGGCTTTAAACATAACAATCTCCTAACTAAAAAAATAGGGGCATGTATTCGATATTTAAGGTTGGTGAATTAATCCAACCCCCCTACAAGATCAAGGACCGTTTGAGCCGTATACAGCGCGTGGATCAGACCAACCAAACGAATAACGCTCGTAGCCTTTGGCTTTGGCATTCATCGTGTCAAAGTCATTGTCTTGATCAAACGTAATAGCGTGACGCTCGTAATACTTCATACCAGTACCACCGGGAATGGTGTTACGAATGAACCATGCGTGAGGTGCGCTAAAGTAATGATTGACCTTGAAGCCACCGGGCAAGTAATTGCCACTGTGCAACACGTTGATGTCATTGTTTGCAGAGTTGGGACGATAAGAGCTATGCAAAATGCGCTGGGCATTGAACAGTTCTTGTCGAGCAATATGCAGACTGTTGGGTTGGACTGCAATCAATAGACCACGGTCATTTTGCAAACCCATGATTGCAATGATTGCATCTTCCAATGAAGCTTCTGACAGATCAACGTCAACCGTTGGCTTGTTAGACCATAGACCACCCGTAGTGTTGGTGTGCGACACAGAGCAAAGCTCAACGCCGTCACCACCCTTGTAGGTGCTGTTAAAGGCACGGTTGTAGACGTTTGCACCAACATTCTCTTTCGTTTGACGGAAAGACATTGCCAATGCAGCAGCACGTTTCTTGGAGATTTGCTCGTAGAGGTTATCGTCCATTTCTTCCTTGGTGACGATGTAGCCCAGTGCATACGCAACGTGCGTATAACGGGTCACGAAACCTTGGATTTCAGAATCGTACTGAGTGCTTGAGCCTTGGCTCTTGATTGGAGCGAGTCCAAATCCAGTAAGCTGCACATCTTCTTCATAGTTCTGGGAAGAAGTGTCTTTGTCAAACAAGTCAACGTACTCTTCAGGATGCTCATCGTAAGTCTGACCCCACCATGCTTTGATACCGGGCCATAGTGCCTTGGGATGCGTTGCGGTTGTGATAATTCCAGCCATGATTTATTTCTCCTTAAATTAACTTGGTGCGGTCAAGTTAGACGCAGTAGCAACGCCAAACTCGTGATAGTTGAAACGGCACAAAACTTGAACGTATGCACCAGCCGCTGCCGTAGCAGTTGCAGTGTTGTTCGGAGTTTGATACGTCCCAAGCACTTGAATCGGCAGCGTAGGGGTAGTGTTTGAGCTAACCAAAACCAAATTGGAATACGGTGCATTCTGTGAGAGCAACGTAGTCACGGTAGCGTTTTGATTGACTGCATAAGTCTGATCTGCACCACTGTAGTAACTGCCCAATGCAGCGTTCTTACGAAGGTTAGCCAGAGTCACACCGGCAGAACCAATGAAGGCAGAGAACAACAAGTTTGGATCATCCGCAACATACACATAGCGCACTGCTGTACGTGTACCGGCCAAAATGAACGTCTGGGTCAAGTCCAAGTTTGTGCCTTGTAGTGATGGGCCGGGATCAGCCACACGCACACCAACAATCACGCCCACTGGAACAATAGCCGTACCAGCCGTTAGCTTTTGAACGTAAGGAACACCAGTGGTATCGCAACCAATAGTTGAACCTGATGATGTTGCCGATTGAACAACGTCACCAATTGCATAAGATGCAGTAGTGTCGGAAATAGGAATCGCGTACATCCGCGCAGCGCCCGTGTATGCGGCTCCACTGAGGTAAGCAACGGGAGATAGCCCGTTGATCTTGTTTTGATTAGCCATTTAAAGCTCCTAAAGTAATTTCAAGTTAATTTGATCCCGTTCGTAGGCACATAGAAACCGGGACTATCCCCTGTCACTTTGCCTTGACGAATTGCTGTATCAATACGAGTGTTTTTGGCTTGAAGTTCTGCTTGGTCCTCTTCAAACCACTCTTGCCGAATCTTCATCAAGTAACCAAATTGCTCTGAGCCTTGTGCGCGAGGATTGACAAGGTATCTGATTCTTTCTCCAAGGTCGCCATTACGACTGACCACGTTTTCACTCACACCGCCAACTTCTGCTGGGGTGACAAACTCATAACCACTGTCCATTGCTTCTTGAATACGCCCACCCACATCAGTAAAGACATGAAGGTGGTAGCCAGGAATTTGCTCCCGTACACCCACTTTGGCTTCAGTACCATTAAAGACGTTACGCCGCTTTCGCGTTGCTCCATCTTCAGCCGGTGCTGGCATTTCTTTTTCGGCTTGACGAGCGCGTGCGCGTTCGACTTTCTCTTGGTATGTTAATGCGGCTGGAATGATATATCTCCTAGTTAAATTATGACCAGTCAAACTCAGATACATACTGCTCTCGCGTCATCAATTTTTGTTTGACGAAACGATCACAAGCTGCCTTTGCATCAGCCGGTAAGTTGTCATAGGATTGGCTTGAACCACCACTACGACTTTGCCGACCCGACCCCGACTCAACTGGACTACGAGGTGTGGTTTTAGATTTACCAAACTTAGTTGGAAATTCCTCTGCCAAAATCTCATCTAACTTATCGATAAAGCCTTGACCTTTAAGATCAGGAAAATCCAATCGGATACTCTCACCAATGCCGTTAGCAATGCCCGTCATACGCGCATCTTTGCCAAACCATTCATTACGGTTTAACCAAGACTGCAATCCCGGATCCATTACTTGATCAGGAACCTTGACGGCATCCCTAACAGCTTGTTGTGCCTCTTTAAGACTGTCCTTGGCCTCATCCAACGCATCATCAAGAGCGTTTACCTTTTGACCATCGCCATCGCTAATAGCTTGTGCGCGGTTTTCTCTGATTTCAAGAATCCTACGTTCGTAATCATTGGCCTTACGTTCGTAAGCATCTTTCTGAAACTTCTTAAATTCTTCAGCAGCTTCACGAAACTCTTTGAGTTGCTCTTTAGTAGCACTCAAATCTTTCATAAGGTTATCGTTGTTCTTTCTTAACAAAGGCAATATCTCTCTGCCCCTCTTAACAAAGGTCTCAGCATCTACCCAATCACTTTCTCGACCACGAAAATTCTCTTTAGGAACCCAGCCCTGCGTTTCTGCTTCAGCGTGGATACTCTCTGGGGTGTCAATTTCTTCACTCATAATATACTCCTATCTTTTAAAACAAGATACTCCCTACCGGCCACCTTTGGATAAATACGGGTCAACTAGCTCTACATCAGTATCTAAAAAACCAGTCACATCTTTATCATTGATCATGCGGTATGCTTCACCATCACCACCTGTGTAAAGCAGTCCTGCATACTTTGCAAAGATCACTTTATCGCCCACCTTGCACCAAGGTCTAGGTTCATCTGCATAACATTGATCACCCATAGCCACAACAACACCAGTTGTATTGGCCATCTGTTCTCTGTCTTTAGTTGTCTCTGTTGTCAAAATAATTCCACCAGCAGACTTTTCTAAAACCTCTTTCGGTTTAATCAAGACGCGCCAGCCAACGGGGGTAATACCGCTAGGGTTATTGCTCATGAGTACTCTCTTAGTTAGGAAACAAGTCACTGTATTCTAAAGTTAATATAACTCCAATAGCACGGCATCGACCTTTAACTTCATTCTCATCTTCAAATGAACTATTGATCAGTCCTTCTTTCATATTCTCTCTGTCAGCTAAAAGCATCTTCATCAGACGATTAGTAACTGGGTGATGCTTCCATTCTTCAAAGCTTTCCTGAGTCAATGGCTCACTCATGCGTTCTCCTTATTAGGCAAGTTGCGCTGATACTCGTTTTGATCAACATCTTTCATGATCTTCATCACATCTGCTAAATGACCGCGATACTGTTTCTCTGCGGCAATTTGTGAGTTGAGGAATGCAATCTCTTGGCCTGTCTGAACGCCCCCTGCACTGGCGATAGCGTGGATAGCGTCTGCTTCCAACTTCATGATCTTTGCTTGATTGAGTTCTGCCGACTGCCTGAGTCGCTCCATCGTTTCTGGGATGCTGATCTTTCGGTCTTCCATCTTGTCTTGAAGCTTCATTTGCTCAATCTGGACTTTTGGATTGGGTGCTGGCTTGATTGCGTTTGGACCTTTAGGGTCTGGCAAGATCTGTTCAATGTTTGGAACACGCAAAGCTTTGAGGTACGTCTTTTGAGCCTCGTAGACATTGATGCCAGGTGTTGTTGTTGCCAGTTGCAAAACTGCTTGCGCTTGAGCCATGCGCTGCGTGTCAGACACGATAGATGGATCTGCTGATGGACGAATGTCGTTGCTTGGCCCTTGGTAGTCTTCCATCAAGATAAAGCCTTCATTGGCTCCATACTCTTTTGAATCCTCAAGGTACAACTGGTTTAAGCGATAGAGCTTTTTGAACTCGTCTTTCAAGCTGCGATAGGTACGTTTAAAGATACCACTGAAGATCTTCATGCCCTGCTCTGCCATCGTTCTAGATGTCTCAGCAGGCGTGTTCTGGCCGGGGTTTTGCCCTGTCAAAATATCAACAGAACCACCAATGCGTTCACCATAGTTGATCAGCATTCCCAACAATGAGAACAACACTTGTGATGGTTCACGCACCGGCAGCGGAACGATCCCCTTGCGAAGATCATCTCCCGTGCTGTCTACATGCTTCCACTCCATAGGCGTGAAAGGTGAGCTACCACCACGAAGCTTGACACCACGACTGAGAAAGCCACCAGCCGTGTTTGCAATCGTTCCCGCATCAACGAGCTGATTGACAATTGTGTTGATCGACTCATTAAGAGGGCCAAGCAATACGCCAAATCCCAAATCGTAAAAGCCACCGTCAGGAGAGGGAACAAAAGGATATTTCGTAAAGTAATGTTCTGCCTTGATCCGGGTGATCTCATCTTTTTCATTTCTCTCAATTCCATCTCTCATGTACCTTGCAACAATTCGGGCAACTTTTTTGTTGTCACGCCTGATGTAAACAATGTAGGGTTCTGCGTAACCATCATCATCAAAATCGATGTGGCAGTGATGCTCTAAGATTTCAATGGGTGTACTTGAATCGTTAGGCTCCGGTGGTGTTAAACCTTGAGCATTGTCTTGAGCGTTTTGAAGGTTGTTGTTCTGGATGATCGATGCTGATTGTTGTGGTCTTGGCTCCGACACATCAATCCACAAACCCCTGATAACACGCTCATAGATTTCGTTCTTTGACATCTGAAGAACGTGCGTGATTCGATCAGCCGTGTCTAGACTCTTAGTCCAGTAGTTCACCACTAAATCTTTGGCCAACACGTTCTCAGACACGTTGTGGCGACGCACTGGATCGAAGTAAGTTTTCTTGAACGCACAACCAATGATCGGTTGCGTGATCAGCACTTTGTCCATCTCCGATTCCCACTCTTCATCTTCCTCCATCACTTGAAAACTCATGTGGTTTTCAACACGCTTGGCTCTTGCGCCCTTTACACCATCAAAGTCATCACCAAAGACCCGGCAGCGCACTGGCGTGTCTCCATTGATAAGCACTGGATAACTTCTAGCGTGATACTGAAGTGCCGCAATCGTGAGAAGAGGAAACTTGATGTTGGAGGCATTGAGCCAAGGAAAATTCTTAGCTTCTGCAACTTGCAAGGCCAGCTTGAGGGAAGCCTCTGTACGCGCCTCCCAACTACTCCTTGACATCAAGTCATTGTCAAAATCTTTGACGCACTGCATACCAATTTGCTCTAAATCGTGTTCACTCAATAGAGTCGCAATGTTGGGTTCAGCCAAAAGGTCACTGACCTTTAATTTATCTTTTAAGTTCATTGGTGTCCTTAATATCCACAAACTGCTGAACGACCCATTGCCTGATATCCACTCTCACGTTTGAACTCTTCATACTCTTGAGCCTCAACTTCTTGATCTGTTGAAGCCTCAGACATCTTGTCTAACATCAGCCCTAGATAAGCAAATGCATCAACTTGGTCATCGTTCCTGTCTCTAGGAAACCTGAGTAATTCATCTTCAAATGTTTGATACCAATCTGCCGATTTATCAAACCGACAAGCACCACTTCTCATACGCGCTTGGATACTTCTGGCACGGGTAATCTTGTCTCCACTAGGCTTTAACATTGCCATAGAGATAAACTCACCCCTCTTAAGCATTGCCTCATTGAGATAAGGTCCAATTGCTTTAGTAATAACACCAACTTCAAATCCAAACAAAATTGGTTTATATATCTTATTGAGCATAAATATTGTATCGACAATCTGTAATGCGTCCATACGCTCTCGCACAACATGTTTGCAATATAAACGCCCATCCTCATCCATACCGCCAACAACAAAAGCCGAATAGTCAGCCCTCGTATTTGTTGAAACCGCTAAGTCGCAAGTGATGTAAAACGTCATTCGTTTCTTTTGGTCATCTGGCTTCATCGCAATAAAGTCACTCAACTTAAAGAACGTGTCACTGATATCCATTGGGATGTTTAACATCTCTTGGGAATAAACATCCGCTAAACCTTGGCGAACATAATCTAATTTTTGTAATTGAAACTCTTCAGCCGTCTTCATTTCAGGCCAGAGTAAGAGTTTGAAGTCATCCGTATGAGCGCGGTACTTCACAGACTTCCACGGCAATTTATTGTTCGTGTACTCTTTTAAATCTTCTTGAATAAGGGGAGATTTACCATTGCCCCTCAATTGCATGATCTGAGAGGACGGCATCAAGTTCTCTAATAGCGAATCTAGATGCAGGATGGTTCCTACAATCCTGATCTTTCCTGTAGAAGCAATACAAGGGATCAATGCGCCATAAAACCAACGCTTGAACTTCATGCGCCGGTCTTTGTTCATCACAATCTCGTCGTTCTCAAGATCGTCCCCAATGATCAAGTCAGGCCGCAAATTAGCCCACTTCAGTCCACGCAGTTTTTGCTCAGACCCCTTGGCTTGAATGCGAAACGTGTGACCATCCGTCATCTCCACAATCAAGTCATCTTCCGTATCCTTAGACAACTCTTTAACAGAGAACAGTCCACGAAGATCATCATTGCCCACCAGCTCTTTTTTGATGTCCCCCAAAAACTGAATGGCTTGCGTCACCGTGTCCGACACAATCAACACATACCTTGACTCCCGAAAAAGAACAGAAGCCAACGTATAAGCATGAGTCACTATCGTAGATTTGGCGTGATAGCGCGGAGCCGCAATAGCCACTTGTTTGTTCGCACTCGTCACTAACGCCCAGATCTCTCTGTGGAACTCCGGAGTAGCCACCGGCCTGTCAAAGTTCTTACGAAGAACCGTATTGACAAAACCCTCCATCGTCGCCGCATTGAGCTTAGACATGTCGGCTGTGCAACTTCTTCACACCCGGCACTCTGATCTTCTTTGCCGCCTGTCCACGATTGAAAAACTTCTCACCTTCAACAAATCCTCTTTGCCCCGTAGAAGCAGACAAACCACTCTTTTTCAATATCTCACTGTGGCTTTCCCCCTTCTTACCCTTGATCAAACTCCCGTCAGACTTCTTAATTGCTGGGCGCATTGGGTACTCCTATCACTTCATCTATCACCTTCATATTGGCAAACCGCGCAAACTCTTGAGACAACATCGCCAACCTGTCATCTATCGTCTTCTCAACCTCCTTCTTCATAGGCGCAGACAATTCCTTATCTTGCCTATTCATCAATTCAGTCGATATCTTTAATGCCACATGCGCCTTAACAGGTATCCGAGTAATCTCACCCGTTGCCTGATTAAACTGCGCATCCCCATTCTCAATCCTGTCCTCAACCGCCAATAATGACTTCTCCACTATCCGGCTAATGTTGGCATCCCGCTGCACCAAATCCTCACTCTGAAGCGCCGCCACCGCCTCCTTAAACCAATCCTTGTAACTCCACGCCCGACAAGTATCCATAGGAATACCAGACTCCTTAGCCGCAATAGCCAAATTGCCATACGTCAGGAATATCCGCACAAACTTCATCTTCTGCTTTTCAGTCCACCAAGCCCTAACGGCACGACTGTCTTTTGATTTGGCTCTTTTCATCCCACCAATATATCAGTCACCACTTATATTTGCAATCTCAACAATCCACTCATTCCCAAGTAGGAACAGTCCTAGTAATCAGTAGGAAAATAACTCCGCACTCAATGCGGAATTAACTTAGCAAAAACGCAAAGTACAGATAAACAAAACCCAATAACAACCCACAAGCCCCACAAATGAACAATTGCACTCATTCAATTACAGATAACAAATCAGCCAATTAAAGATAAATCAACTGCCTAGCAATTGACAAATACAACAATGGAGGGATGTTGGGGATGTAGGTGGAAATGTGGGTGGTGGAAATGTGTTTGGTGGAT